CAGGTCCTCCCACTTCCCGCCCGCCCGCAACACGTCGCACGCCGCCACGGCCAGAGCATCCAGGTCCGCATCCGCCCGGCTCGCATAGTGCGGCACCTCAGCGCGTACCCGCTCGCGGTACTCCGACGCTGTCAACCTCGGGGCATCGCCACCGCCCAGGTTGCTGAGCACGGACACCGCCACCGCCACGACGACAAGGCCGGCCACCACCGCGGCCACCACTCGCACGATGGTCCTCGACATGACCCACCTCCCGGTCACAGCGTGCGCCATCACCGACGCAGCCGAACGTTAAGACGCACACCGGGCATAGCCGGTTGGGCAGGAAGCTGTACCCGATGCGCAACGTCAAGCACCGCACCGGCCGCCCGTATCGCACGGCACGCAAGCGGATGTTCGAGATCTTCGGCGACACCTGCCACCTGTGCGGACACCCGGGCGCAGGCGAGGCCGATCACCTGATCCCGATCTCGCTCGACGCAGACCAGCCCGTCGATCCTCACGCGATGCGGCCAGCACACGGCAGCAACAGCCCATGCGAGACATGCGGCCGCATGTGCAACACCGAGCGAGGCAACAAGCTCCAGGCCGGGCCGACCCTGCGCACCTCGCGCGACTGGTACGCCGGACCGTGACGCATCGCCGCAGGTCAGAGGCTCGCAGCGTTTCCGCAGGTCACAGCCTTTTGATCAAGGGCCTGGATGACCCCGCGAATAGGCAGTCTTTTTATCTCTCCCCGGAGTGATCACAGCCGGGTTGATCTTGGGAGGTCGGCATGGGGCCGGTCGAGAAGGCCGTACGTGACGACGTCGAGCAGCTTGGCGACCTCGTGGGCGTGGAGCCGTCCCTGTCGGAGATGGCCTACCGCCTGGCGAAGGAGATCGACGCCGGGGGCGAGGACAGCAAGCACCTGCCCGGCCTGAACCGCGAGCTACGGGCGACGCTCGCCCAACTGCTGGAGGGGCGGGCGGTCGAGGATGATGACGACGACCTCGACGACCTGGGCACCCCCGGCTGAGTTCGCCGAGCAGTGCCGCGAGCTGTACGGGCTGGAGTGCCCGCCGCGGTGGGGCACGCCGCGCCGGCCGGAGTACCCGTCGCTGGGTCCGAAGGCGTGGCGCATCATGGAGCGGCTCGGCTACCCGCCGATGCCGTGGCAGCGCTACGTGCTGGACGTCGCCCTGGAGATCGACCCGGAGACGCGGCTGTTCGCGCACCGCGAGGTGGGACTGAGCGTCCCACGCCAGCAGGGCAAGACTCAGCAGATCCTCGGGCTGATGGTCCACCGGATCGCGGCCTGGACACGCCAGCGCGTCGTGTACGCGGCACAGACCCGCGGCATGGCGCGCGAGCGGTTCGAGGATGAGTTCCTGGTCACGCTCGACGGCTCATCGCTGGCCAGCAAGTACCGCACCCGGATGTCCAACGGCAACGAGGCAATCATCTGGAGCCGCACGCGCTCCAAGATGGGGATCACCTCGAACACCGAGAAGGCCGGCCACGGTCCGCCGCTCGACCTGGGCGTGATCGACGAAGCATTCGCGCACGAGGATGACCGCCTGGAGCAGGCGTTCTCCCCGGCCATGCTGACCCGCGACATGGCCCAACTCTGGTGGGCGTCGGCGGGCGGTACCGAGAAATCGATCTGGCTCAACAAGAAGCGGGCCGCAGGCCGTGAGCTGATCGAACGGCTGTGGGAGACCGGCGAGCGCCCGCGCATCGCCTACTTCGAGTGGTACGCCCCCGACGAGCTCCCCCGGGACGATCCGGCCACCTGGGCGATGTGCCTGCCCGCCCTCGGCCACACCGTCAGTATGGACACGATCCGCGCCGAGCTCGACAAGCTCGACCCTGCGGAGTTCGACCGCGCGTACCTCAACCGGACCCGCAAGGCGACCCCGCCGCAGGACCCGAACGTGCCGGTGAAGGCGTGGCCGGGCCTGGCCGATCCGGACTCGCAGGCCGGTGACGACGTGGCGTTCGCCATCGAGGTCGCGCACGACCGCAGCTCGGCGTGCATCGGGCTGGCGTCGAAGCGAGACGACGACCGCGTGCACCTGGAGCTCGTGGACAAGCGGCCGGGCACGGACTGGGTGGTGCCCGCGCTGGTGCGGCTCCGGTCGATGTGGAACCCGATCGGCGTGGCCATCGCCTCGACGGGCTCGCCGGCCGGGTCGCTCATCGACGAGCTGGTGGCCGCCGGGGTGAAGCCGCCGGAGGACAAGGACGAGCCCCAGCGTGGCGATCTGGCCATCATGCGGACCAACGACATCGTCGAGGCGTGCGGCCAGATGGCCGACGCCATCAACCAGGGCACGGCCGTGCATCGCGACCAGGCCGAGCTGACCGCCGCGGTGAACGGCGCCCGTACGCGGCCACTCGGCGACGCGTGGGCGCTGGACCGGCGCCGGTCGCTGACCGACGTGACGCCGTTCTACGCGGCGACTCTGGCCAGGTGGGTGCTGGAGACCTGGGCGCACCTGATCGAAGAGGACTACGACGTGGCTGAGAGCTTCGGCTGAGGGGGGTGGGCATGGGCTTCTGGGCGAAGATGCGAGGCGCACTGACGCGCCACGCGAATATCACCACCCCCGAGGAGCTGCTCGCGATGACGCGCGGCCAGCGGCTCGGCAAGGGCGGCGTCCTGGTCACCAACGAGAGCGCGCTCCGGCACTCGGCGGTCTGGGCCTGCCTCCGGCTGCGGGCCGACCTGATCTCGACGATGCCCGTCGATGTCTACCGCCGGGTGAGCGGCGTGCAGGTCGAGGTGCCCAAGCCGCCGGTGCTGGTGAACCCGGGCGGGCAGCGGATCGGCATCCAGGAGTGGCTCTACTCCAGTCAGGTGGACCTCGACCGGGCCGGGAACGTGTTCGGGCTCATCACCGAGCGCTCCGGCGTGCTCGGCCCGGACGGGCGCGGCCTGCCCGCCCGCATCGACCTCCTGGCGCTGTCGGACGTGACCGTGCGCGCGACCGGTGCCGAGATCACGAAGTACGTGGTGGCCGGAGTCGAGTACGACCCGGCCGACATCTGGCATGAACGGCAGTACACCGTGGCCGGCCTGCCGCTCGGCCTGTCGCCGGTCGCCTACGCGGCGTGGGGCATCGAGGAGTCTTTGAACGCCCAGCAGTTCGCCCGTGACTGGTTCGGCGGCGGCGCCGTGCCGCTGGCGACCTTGAAGAACACCGCGAAGACCATCGACCCGAAAGAGGCGCAGGTCGCCAAGGATCACTTCCGGGCCTCGGTGTCGAACGGTGACCTGTTCGTCCACGGCCGCGACTGGGAGTACCGCCCGATCCAGGCGGCTGAGCAGCAGTCGGTGTTCATCGAGGCCCGCCAGTTCGGACTCACGGACATCGCCCGCTTCTTCGGCTGCCCGTCCGACCTCATCGACGCCGCCGTCTCGACCGGCCACATCACCTACGCGACGATCACACAGAGGAACCTCCAGTTCCTCATCATGAACCTTGGCCCGGCCGTGTCCCGCCGCGAGGACGCGCTGAGCCGCGGCCTGGTCCCTGGACCTCGATACGTCAAGCTCAACCGCTCGGTGCTGCTGGCCATGGACCCCGAGGCCCGAGCTCGCACTATCGCGGCCCGGATCAACTCGCGCACCCTGGCACCGTCCGAGGCGCGGGCGCTGGAGGACCTGCCGCCGTTCACGCCTGAGCAGCTCGCGGAGTTCGAGACGTTGTTCGGCACCCCGCGCACGCAACCCACAACCGCGACATCGGGAGCGACATCATGACCGCCACGTCTCGCGAGGCCGCGGCGGCGGCCCGCGCCCAGCACATCCGGCAGCGCGGTGACCGGCCGTCGCAGCGTCGCTGCGCCGAGCTGACCGGATCCCGCGCGGTCGCCCGGGTCCCCGCCTCGATCGAGCTGCGAGAGCAGGGTGACAGCGGGGCGCTGGAGTTCCTCGGCTACGCCACCGTGTATGAGCACGGCTACGAGATGTACGACATGTGGGGGCCGTACACCGAGGTCGTGTCCGCCGGGGCCGGCGCCGAGTCGCTCGCGCGGGCGGACCTCGACGTGCCGCTCGTGCTCGGCCACGACCAGCTCCGGAGGCTGGCCCGTACGACGACGGGCTCTCTCGAGCTCGTGGAAGACGACAATGGCCTGTCCGTCCGCGCGCCGAGCCTCGACCCGGCCGACTACGACGTGGCGTACATCGCTCCCAAGCTGCGGGCCGGACTGATCGACGAGATGAGTTTCGCGTTCCGCATCGAGGCTGGCCAGTGGTCCCCGGACTACTCGGAATACCGGATCACCCGGTACGACATCCACCGGGGTGACGTCGCCATCGTCGGCTTCGGAGCGAACCCCGCCACCGAGGCCGCGCTCAGGCAGGAGCCCAAGCTCTCCAGCCGCGCCCGCGCGCTGCTGGAGCTCGCCATCGCGCGATGACACCACGCCGCCGCTGCGCGGCCGTCCACCGTTAGGCACCGCCTAACACCCAATCTCCCGGCACCGCCGGGTCCACATAGACCCGCCACGCGGGTGCTTTGCCCTGCGCTTCGCGCGCACGAGCCCATCCGGCGCACTGCCTCGGGTGGCCGTCTGACCTGGACCGGGGCGTCACGAAATCCATCGAGCAAGAGGAGTTCGAGCCATGACGCTCGCCGAACTGATCAACCAGGCGCGGGAGGCGCTGGCCGCGGCCATCACCGCCCGCCAGCAGGAGCAGGACGCGCTGATCGCGCTGCGCGCCGACCCGGAGCTGACCGAGGAGGCGGTGACCGCCCGGGTTGCTACCCGCGACACCGCCGACGCCGAGGTGACCCGCCGCCAGGAGGCGCTCGCCGGCCTGGAGGCTGAGCAGGCCCGCGAGGAGGAGATCGCCGCCCTGCAGGCCCGGGTCGCTCCGACCGGCGCCCGGCCGCCCGCCTACGACCGGGTGGGCCGTGTCGGTAGCGAGGAGCGCACCTACCGTCCCGACGAGGACAGGCGGGGCCGCCAGTTCGAGCAGGATGTTGCCGCGGCGTTCCTGGGTGACTACCGGGCTCAGCAGCGGCTCGCTCGGCACATGGACGAGGAGCGGGTCGAGCGGCCCGAGGTCGTCGAGCGTGCCGCCGGCACTGGCGCCTTCACCGGCCTGGTCGTCCCGCAGTACCTCACCGACCTGTACGCGCCCGCCACGGCGGCCCGGCGCCCGTTCGCCGACGCGATCCGCAAGCACGCCCTGCCCGCCCAGGGCATGACCGTGAACATCTCGCGGATCACCACCGCGACCAGCACGGCGATCCAGGCGTCGGAGAATACGGCCGTGTCGGAGACGAACATCGACGACACGCTGCTGACCATCCCGGTCCTGACGATCGCGGGCCAGCAGACGCTGTCCCGGCAGGCGATCGAGCGTGGTGCCGGTGTGGAGCCGATCGTCTTGGACGACCTGTTCCGTCGGTACGCGACCGTGCTGGACAGCACGCTGCTCAACCAGGCCACGACCGGCCTGACCAACGTGGCCACCGCGGTCACCTGGACTGACGCCAACCCGACCGTCGCGGAGTTCTACCCGAAGGTCATCGAAGCGCTGGCCGGTGTCGAGGGCGCCATGCTCGACATGGCCTCCGGCGAGAACATCGCGGTCATGCACTCCCGCCGCTGGTACTGGGCACAGAACGGCCTGTCCTCGACGTGGCCGCTCGTCGCCCAGCCCGGCATCGCCGCTCAGATGGGCGCGACCAACCTCGGGACCGCCTACGGCAGCGGGGTGCGGGGCGTGCTGCCGAACGGCACCCCGGTCATCGTTGACAACAACATCGGCACCACGCTGGGCGCCGGTACCGAAGACGAGGCGTACATCCTCGACCGCAACGAGTCCCACCTCTGGGAGGACCCGGCGGCCCCGATGTACATCCGTGCCGAGCAGCCCGCCGCCGCGTCGCTGGGCGTGCTCATGGTCGTCTACGGCTACGCGGCCTACACCCACACCCGTTACGCCCACTCCCGCAAGGTCGCGGGCACGGGCATGATCGCGCCGACCTTCGCCGGCGTCTGATCCGATGTCCAGGGCCCGCCCTCGGGGTGGGCCCTGGACACCACCCCGGAGGAGCTGAGCATGACCGAAGACACGATGATCGCGGGCCTGCTGCGCGAGCGCGAGGGCTACGTGCAGCGCGGCCTGGCCGACCGTGTGGCGCAGGTGGACGAGCAGCTCGCGTTGCGCGGCTACACCGTGCCGGACGAGCCGCCCGCCCGAGACATCGCGCCCGCGACGTCCCCGAAGGGCCGCCGGGCACCGGGCAAGGCAAGGACCTGAGAGGAGCGCGGTGGCCCACGAGTACGCGGCGCTGGCCGACCTGAAGACGCGGCTCAACGTCACGGACACCGCCCGGGACGTGCTGCTGTCGAACGCACTCGCGGCGGCCTCGCGCGCCATCGACAAGAAGACCGGCCGCCGGTTCTGGCTCGACGAGACGGCCGTGACCCGCACGTTCAACCCGCACGGACGGGTGGTGAGCGACGAGCGGGGCGAGGTGTTCCTCATCGATGACATCGGCAGCCTCGACGACCTGGCGGTGGAGACCGGTTCGGGCAGCTCTTGGTCACCCGTGACCGGGTACGAGATGACGCCGGACAACGCGCTGCTCGACGGACAGGCCGTCGTTGGCCTCCTCCTGGCCACGAGCACCTGGCCCACCGGCACCGGCCGGGTACGGGTCACCGCCCGCTGGGGCTGGCCGGCCGTACCCGACGAGATCACCGAGGCCACCCTCCTGCAGGCCGGACGGCTGTTCGAGCGCAAGGGCTCGCCTCACGGCGTCGTCGGCAACACCGACTGGGGGTTCATGCGCGTGCCTCACCTCGACCCTGACGTGCTGGCGCTGATCGAGCACTACATGCTGCCGGGGTTCGGCTGATGGCCAGCCTCAGCGGCCTCCGCGAGGGCCTGGCCGTACGGCTACGGACGATCCCGGTCCTGAGCGTGTACGTCGAGGTGCCCGACACGCCCACCGTCCCCGCAGCGATCATCTATCCCGGGTTCGAGGGCGACCCGGCGATCCGGTTCGACAGCACCATGGCACGCGGGTCGGATGACTTCCTGTTCACCGTGACCGTACTGGTGCAGATGGCCGACGACCTGGCCGCCCAGGAGGAGCTGGACGCCTACCTGGACGGGACAGGCGACCGCTCGATGAAGGCGGCCATCGAGGCGGATCCGACGCTCGGCGGGCTCGCGAGCTTCGCGCACGTCCGGGAGGCCCGCAACTACGGCGCCCGAGGAGAGCACAACGGCGGCATGCGGCACCTCGGCGTCGATTTCGGCATCGAGATCACGGCATAGGAGGACCTGGTGGCCAAGCAATACCGGGCGCTGGCCGGCCTGGACTACCCGGGCAAGGGCGGCAAGCCCAAGCGCGCCGAACCCGGGGATGTGGTCGATGACCTGCCCCGGGAGAGCGTGGCGTGGCTGATCGAGCAGGGAGCGGTCGAGGAGGTGACCAGCGATGGCGTTCGTGCACAGCAAGAACGGGCGGGTGATGGTGAATAACCGGCACCTGTCCGGACGGATCAACGGGTGGACGGTCGCCGGAGAGCGTCAGCTCGGCGAGACGACCGTGCTGCTCGACGACGGAGCCCGGTTCATCCCGGGTCTGCGTAGTGGCAGTGTCAACATCAACGGCCTGTTCGACGGCGCCCAGGGCGACATCGACGAGACCATCCAGGCCAGCGATGGCGTCCTGGAGGGGCTGCTCGCCAGCGTGATGCCGGACGGCTTCACGATCGGCAAGACCGCGTTCATCACGACCTCGAACCTGTCGAGCTACTCCATCGAGTCGGCGGTCTCGGACGCGGTCAGCGTCACCATCGAGGCCTCTCCGAACGACGGCGTGGACCACGGCCGGGTTGTGCACGGCCACACCGCCGAGACGGCCACAGGCAACAGCGCGTCTGTGGACAACGCCGTGTCGTCGGCGAACGGGGGTGTCGCCTCGCTGCACGTGACGGCCGCCTCGGGCACCACGCCGTCCCTCACGGTGAAGGTTCAGCACTCGGTGGACAACTCGGTGTGGGTGGACTTGATCACCTTCACTGCGGCGACCACCGCCACGTCCGAGCGGCGCACCGTGATCGGCACGGTCAACCGCTACGTGCGCGAACAGCACACCATCAGCGGCACCACGCCGAGCTTCACCTACGCGGCGGCATTCGCCCGCCGGTAACCCCAACACCTGAGCTACCCGGCCATGTCGCCGGGTTTTTTCATGCCCGGAGGGCGACATGGCGTTCGTACACAGCAAGAACTCCGTCTTCTCGATCGACGACACCGGCGGCTTGCCGCGGATCCTCTCGCAGTACGTGGACAACGTGTCCGGCCTGCCCGGTAACCGGGACCTGTCGGAGGTGACCGCGTTCGGCGACCAGGGCACGAAGAACATCCCGGGCCTGGTGAACACCTCGTTCTCGATCTCCGGGCACTTCGACAACACGGCAGTGTCCGGCCCTGACGTGGTGCTCGGCGGCCTGATGACCGGCCAGACCGCGACGGCCACGTTCGAGTACGGGCCGGAAGGCTCCACCACCGGAAAGATCAAGTACTCGGGCGAGTGCTGGATCACCTCCTACACCGCCGAATCCGGCGTCGGCGACAAGGTGTCGTTCTCCGCTGAGTTCCAGGTGGACGGCGTGGTCACGCGCGGCGCCTACGCGTAAGGCCCGGCCGTGCCATCGCAGTGGGAGGTGGCGTTCACCTTCGGCCAGGAGTGGAAGGAGGTCAACCGCCGCCTGCGCCTGGCCGGGGAGAAGGGCCTACAGAAGGAGCTCCGCAAGGCGGTGCGCGAGGCGGCCAAACCCGGTCGGGACGCCGCCAAGCTCGCCGCCCGCACCATCCCAGTCAAGGGGCCGCGGTCGCGCGGGCTGCGCCGGCGGATGGTGCGCGGTGTCGGCATCCAGGCGGACGCCCGCCGGGTACGGATCGTCACCCGAATGCCGAAGGGCCTGGAGATGCTGCCGCGCGGCTTCGACACAGCCAAGGGCTGGCGACACCCGCTGTTCGGCAACCGCGATAAGTGGGTTCAGCAGCCCGGACATCCGTGGTTCCGCAAGACGATCGCCGCGACCGCGCCGAAGGCGCGCGAGGAGATGAAAGCAGCGATGGACCGCGTGGCCGCGCAGATCGCCCGCTGATCGCGGGGCGGCCGGGGATGCGGGTCTACCGGCCGCCTCGTACCAACCATGACCCGCACAGAGATCAAGGAGACCCGCATGGCGACAAGCAGGCAGGCAGACGATAAGGCGCCCCCGGCCGGGCGCACGTTCGAGTGGACCGGCGGGAACGGCCAGAGCATCAGCCTCGCCATCCCCGAGCGGATCAAGCGCGGCAAGGTGGCCCGCCGCCTGGCCCAGAACGACATGATCGGCGCGCTCGACGTCATCTTCACCGCCGAGGAGGTCGAGGCGTTCGAGGACCTCGACCTGTCGCCGGAGGAATGGGACGACGTGCAGAACAAGCTGTGGGAGGCCGTGGCAGGTCTGGGCCCAAAAACCTGATCTCGCTGTCGCGCCTGCTCGACGCGCACGAGGAGGACATTGAGGCTGACCTGGCGTGGCGGTACCCGCGCGACGCCGACCAGCTCGGCGAGTTCTGGGCGGGCCGCATGTCGTGGCGGCGGTTGTGGGTGCTGGTCTCCCGGCTTCCGCGCGACGCCGCCACGGTGGTCGCCGCCCTCGGGCCGGAGCGGGCGGCATGGTCCACGCAGGTCGAGCTGATCGCCAAGTCCGTCGACGAACTGGCCGTCAGCAACTACCTGCTGTCTCTGCTGGTGGGCGGCGGCAAGGGGCCGCCACCTCCACAGCCGCAGCCACTCCCACGACCGACCGACGACGACGACGAAGACCGGGGGTGAGCAGTGGCCAACCAGACCGCCCTCGGCTTCACCATCTTCGCCCGCGAGCGGGTCTCGCCCGCGCTGAAGCGGGTGGGCGGCGAGCTCGACAAGGTCGAGTCCCGCATGCAGCGGGTCCGCAAGGCCGCTGGGATGGGGATCGGCCTGGCGGCGGTAGCTGGTAGCGCGACCGCCCTCGGTGCGGCGGTGGTCCCGGCCGCCGCCGCGGTGGCGGCCATGCCCGCCGCAATGGTCGCCACCAAGGTCGCGTCCGCCACGCTCAAGGTCGGCCTGATCGGGGTCGGCGACGCCATGAGCGCGGTCGCCGAGGGCGATGCGGCCAAGCTCGACGCGGCGCTGGAGAAGCTCGCGCCGAACGCCCGAGCCTTCGTCCAGGAGGCTGCCCGCCTGAAGGGCGTCTTCGACCCCGTACAGCGAGCCGTCCAGAACAAGCTGTTCGAGGGCCTGGCCGACGAGATGGGGCCGGTCGCCCGCAACCTGCTGCCGGAGATCAGGACCGGCATGCTCGGCGTGGCCGCCGGGTTCAACGTCGGGGCCAAGGAAGCCATCCGGTTCGCCAACACGCCCATGGCCAAGGGCGCCGTCAACCAAACCTTCGCCTCGACGAGCCGCATCATGGGCACCCTGACCGGCGCCGTACGGCCTGCGCTGCAGGTCATCACGCAGCTCACGGTCAAGTCGCTGCCGCTGGCCGAGCGTATGGCCGCGTGGGCGACCAACGGCGCCAAGGCCGCCGCGGCGTTCCTCACCTCCGAGCGCGGCGCGTCCATGCTGGAGCGTGCCGTGAGCAAGGCCGGCGACACGCTCGCGCAGCTCGGCCGGATCGGCGGCAACACCCTCAAGGGCCTGCTCGGCGTGTTCTCACAGGCGAAGAACGCCGGAGACGGGCTGCTCGACACGCTGGAGGCGGGCACGGCCAAGTTCGCCGCCTGGTCGCGGTCGGTCGAGGGGCAGGAACAGGCCGCGGCCACGTTCAAGCTTCTGCACGACTCTGCGGTGGCGGTGGCCGACGTGCTGCCGCTGCTGCTGGGCCCGCTCGGCGCGGTCGTCAAGCTCATCAACGGCCTGCCCGAGCCGCTACGCGAGGGCGCCATCCAGTCGCTGGCCTTCGCCGTCGTGGTGGGCACGCTCACCAGCAAGCTAGGCCCACTGGTGTCCGGCGTGGGCAGCTTCGTCGGCGCCGTGAGCAGGGCGGACGGTCCGGTGCAGCGCTTCCGCGACCGGCTGTCCGGCATGGGCGGCGCGGGCGGCAAGATGCGCGGCGCCCTGTCCGGCCTGGTCGGCATGCTGTCCGGCCCGTGGGGGCTGGCGCTGGGCGCTGGCGTGGCCGCGCTCGGGTTCTTTGCCACCCGCAACGATGAGGCGGAACGCCGGGTCCAAGACCTGACGGACGCCCTGATGCGGAACAAGGGCGCGCTCGACTCCACGGCCGTGGCCAACGTCAAGAACCGGCTCGAAACGGAGGGCGTCTATAAGGCCGCGCAGCAGTACGGCATCAACCTGTCGCTGGTGACCGATGCCGCCCTCGGCAACCGCGACGCCATCGCCCAGGTCAACGCCAAGCTCGCCGAGAACGCCACGGTGACGCAGGCAGTCGGCGGCCGTGGCGCGAGCGCGGCGACGCAGTGGAAGACGCTGTCCGGCACGGCCAAGCTCGTGCAGGACGCCGTGGCCGGGTCGAACGGCGAACTGAAGGAAGCGCAAGGCGCCTACCAGCGGCTGATCGCCGCCTCGCCCTCGGTGGCGGCTGGCGGCCAGACCGTGGCCGGCAGCGTGACCGGCGTGGGCACGGCCGCCGAGAAGACCACCGGCAAGGTCAACGCCCTCAACATGTCGCTGGCCAAGTTCAAGACCCTGAACGGGGATGCCGACCTGGCCGCAATCGCCTTCCGCGACAGCCTCGACCAGGTCACTGAGGCGTTCCGGAAGAACAACGTCCAGATCGACGCCCGCACCGGCAAAATCAACATCAACAGCAAGTCGAGCCGCGAGGCCAACCGGGTGCTGATCAGCTCGATTCAGGCCGCGATCGAGCACTCGGCCAAGGTCAAGGAACAGACCGGCTCGGTGGACAGGGCCAACAAGGTTTTCGCCACCGAGATCAACCGTCTCCGTGGGGTGCTCCAGGCCGCTGGCCTGTCTCGGCAGGAGATCGACCGGCTGGTCAAGCGGTACGCCAAGCTGCCCTCTGAGATCAACTCCTCGACGGGGAAGATCAAGAACAAGACCGTCACGATCCGAGTCAACGCGGACGGCACGGTCAACTTGCCCGGCGGCACCAAGGCGTCGCTGTGGGCGTCCGGCGGCGTGTTGCCCGGCTACACGCCGGGCCGCGACCCGCACATGTTCTACAGCCCCACCGGCGGCGCGCTCGGGCTGAGCGGTGGCGAGGCCGTCATGCGCCCGGAGTGGACCCGCGCGGTAGGCCCGGCCGCCGTCGAGCGGATGAACGCCGCGGCCCGCAGCGGCGGTATCAACGGCGTGCGGCGACTCCTGGCCGCCGGTATGGGCCCGCAGAAGATGGGCGGCGAGGGAGCGTTCTTCGCCTCCGGCGGCATCGTGGCCAAGCACAGCTTCCACAACTTCGAGAAGATCCCCGGCGCCATGTCCCGCTACAACACCAAGGTGGGCCAGGCGGCTTGGGCATCGGCTCAGAAGATCGAGAAGAAGCTGAAGGAGGTCAGCCTCGGCGGCCCCGGCATCGCGAAGGCGCTCAAGTGGGCACGCTCGCAGGCTGGCAAGCCGTACATCTGGGGCGGCGTCGGCCCGCGCGGCTACGACTGCTCGGGCTTCATGTCCGCCATCACGAACGTCGCCAAGGGCAAGTCCCCGTACCGGCGGCTGTTCAGCACGCATTCGTTCGGCTCCAAGAGCGGGCCGGGCGGGTTCGTCCGCAACCGCAGCAGCGGGTTCCGCGTCGGCGTGACCGACGCGGGTGTGGGTCACATGGCGGGCACGCTCGGCGGCGTCAACGTCGAGTCGCGCGGCTCGCGCGGCGTCGTGGTGGGTTCGGCGGCCCGGGGTGCGAACAACGGCCTGTTCTCCCGCCGGTACGGGCTCAAGCTGGCGGGCGGCGGCATCCTGCCGTGGTCGTTCGACAACGGCGGCATGCTGCCCGAGGGCCTGTCGATGGTGCACAACGGCACCGGGGCGCCCGAGCCGCTCGGGAACCTCGACAAGATGGCGTCCGCCGACGTGCGGCTCATCATCGACTCGGCCGGCTCCCGCCTCGACGACTTGCTCGTGGAGGTGCTGCGCCGAGCCGTGCGGACGCGCGGCGGCAACGTTCAGGCCGTGCTGGGCAAGGGGTGACCGGTGGCCGCTCCGTTCGATGTCACCGCAGAACTCCACCTCGGCGGCGCGTGGGTTGACGTCACCTCCGACGTACGGCTGCGCGACGGCGTGTCGATCACCCGAGGGCAGGCGGACGAAGGCGCTCGGGCGGACGTCGCGCGCTGCACGCTGACCTTCAACAACCGGCTCGGGAAGTACAGCCCGCGCAACCCAACCGGCCCCTATTACGGCCAGCTCGGCCGTAACACGCCGCTGCGCGTCTCGGTGGCCAGCGGCGACACGTACCTCTCGCTGCCCGGCGACACGACCAGCAAGGCGACCGCGCCCGATGCCGCGCCGCTCGGCATCACCGGCGACATCGACGTCCGGGTGGACCTGGAGGTGGTGAACTGGCGCCAGGGCGCCGATCTGGTCTCCAAGTACCAGACGGCGAGCGACCAACGGTCCTGGGCGTTCTACTTGCTCGCCGATGGGACGGGCAGGCTCGCCTTCACCTGGTCCACCACCGGTACCTTCGCGGCCACCCTCGACCGGATCTCCACCGCGCCCGTGCCGGTCCCGGTCTCGGGCCGCCAGGCCGTGCGCGCCACCCTCGACGTCAACAACGGGGCGTCCGGCCACACCGTCACCTTCTACACGGCCCCGACGATCGCCGGGCCCTGGACACAGCTCGGCGACCCGGTGGTCACCGCGGGCACCACGAACATCTTCGACTCCACCGCCGCGATCGAGCTCGGCGACGAGATCAACCTCGTCAACGCCCCGGTCAACGGCCGCATGTTCGGGTTCGAGCTGCGCAACGGCATCGGCGGCACGGTCGTGGCGAACCCCGACTTCACCAGCCAGACGCCCGGCGCCACCTCGTTCGCCGACACCGCCAGCTCGCCGAACACCTGGACCATCCAGGGCGCCGCCGAGATCACCGATCGGGAGATCCGGTTCACCGGCGAAGTCAGCTCCTGGCCGCCACGCTGGGACGTCACCGGCCGCGACGTCTGGACCCCTGTCGAGGCGTCCGGCATCCTCCGTCGCCTCGGACAAGGGGCATCGGCGCTACGTTCCGCCCTGTACCGAGGGCTGACCAATCCCGGCCTGCCGAACGCGCCGGTCGCGTACTGGCCCTGCGAAGACGCCGATGGCGCGTCGTCCTTCGCCTCCGGCATCGGTGGGTCGTCCATGACGTTCACCGGCACGCCGGACCTGGCAGCGTACAGCGAGTTCGACGCCTCCGAGCCGATCCCGCTGCTGAATGACTCGGTGTGGACCGGCGTCATCCCGGCCTACGCGGTCACCGGCCAGGCGACCGTCCGCTTCCTGCTGGCCGTAGCCGATGCGGGCATCTCCGGCGACGAAGCCCTCATGAGCGTCTACACCTCCGGCTCCGCGGCCCAGTGGACCATCCGGTACGGCGACCCGGGCGGCGACCTCAAGGTTCAGGCGTACGACGAAGACGGCAACGTCCTGCTCGACTCGGGGTTCATCGCCTTCGCCATCAACGGCAAGCGGCTGCGCCTGGCGCTCGACCTCCTCCAGAACGGCGCGAACATCGAGTGGGACCTGTCCACCCTGGAGCCGGGCGACTCCACCGGCCTCACCATCGGCGGCACCCTCAACTCGCAGTCGCTCGGCCAGATGCAGCGCATCGTGGTGGACGCCGGCGGCGGCATCACCGACACCGCGATGGGCCACATCTCCGTGCAGCCCGCCATCACGTCCATCTTCGATCTCGGCGAGCAGCTGGCCGCGTACGCCGGAGAGAAGGCCGGCCGCCGGATCGCCCGGCTGTGCGCCGAGGAACAGATGACGCTCTCGCCGGTGGGCGACCTCGACGACAGCGTGGCCATGGGGCCGCAGCGTCCGGCCGCGCTGCTCGACCTGATCGGCGAGGCCGCCGACGCGGACATGGGCATCCTGTACGAGCCGCGTGACCGGCTCGGGCTCGCGTACCGGACCCGGGCCAGCTTCTACAACCAGACGCCCGCGCTCGCGCTCGACTACGAGGCCCGGCACCTGTCGCCGCCGCTGGAGCCGGTGGACGACGACCAGGCCACCCGCAACGACGTCACCGTCACCAGGACGGCCGGATCGTCGGCCCGCGCGGTCATCACCACTGGGGCGTTGTCCACCGCAGCCCCGCCGGACGGCGTGGGCCGCTACGACGAGTCGGTCACAGTCAACGTGCAGACCGACACCGACCTGCCCGACCAAGCGCAGTGGCGGGCCCATCTCGGGACTGTCGATGAGACGCGCTACCCGCAGATCACGACCAACATGGCGGCGCCTGCCGTACGCGGGGACGCGGACCTGACCGCCAGCGTGATCGGGTTCGACGTGGGCGACCGGCTCACCATCGACAACCCGCCGCCGTGGCTGCCGCCGGAGCAGATCAGCCAGATCGTCCGCGGCTACGCCGAGCGGGTCACGCCCTACGAGTGGGAGCTCACGCTCAACTGCTCGCCGGAGTCGCCCTACCAGGTGGCCACCTACAGCTCCGCCAACCTCGTGGGCAATCCCTCGTTCGAGACGGACACGTCCGGGTGGGGCGCGCAGACCAACTCCGCCATCGCCCGCGTCACCAGCCAGAAGTACATTGGCGCGGCATCCCTGCAGATCACCCGGACGGCGACCAACCCGCCGTTCAACCTTTACGGCGCGAGCGCGAGCGACGTGAGGCTGGAGACCAGCGCGGGTGACACCGTGACCATCTCCTGCTACATCTACGTGCCCGCGGCCTCGCTCCCGCACGTGACCGGCGTGGTGGTGGGCGGCGATGGCACGGACTTCTCGTTCGCCGACACCTCGCACCTGACCGCCGACACCTGGCATCGGGTGTCCCGCACGGTCCCGCTCGCGGCCACCCTCGACAACATCCAGTTCCAGATCTGGACCGACAACGGCCACACCAACGGCCAGGTCGTCGCCTACCTCGACGCCGTGCACGCGCGCGTCGTCGCGAGCGCGGAACGGGTGAGCCGCTACCAGCCCGACAGCTCCACCCTGGCCTCCTCGGTCACGAGCAGCGCCACCACACTGTCGGTGGCCAGCGCCGGGCCGCTGTGGACCACCGACGTGGCCGAGTTCCCGTTCGACCTGGCAATCGGCGGCGAGCGCATGACGGTCACCGCCATCTCGGGCGCCAGCTCGCCGCAGACGTTCACCGTGGTCCGATCGGCCAACGGTGTCGTCAAGGTGCACGCGGCCGGAGCCGTGGTGAAGCTGGCCCAGCCCGCCATCCGGGCTCTGTAGGAAAGGAGGCAGCGTGCCGGACATCGCAGACGGCGAACTGGTGGCCGCGATCGACATGCCGCCGGCGGTGTGGGCGTTCGACGACACCCGCATCTCGGACATCTCCAGCACGGCCTTCATCTCCGGCTCGCCGCTGGTCTCGGTGTACTTCAAGGCCCCGACGTCCGGCCGGGTGCTGCTGACCGTGGGCGGCGGCCTGCAAGACTCCAGCACCGCCAACCGGGTGCACCTCGCGCCGGTCGTGCGCGAGGATGGGCCATCCGGCACGGCGGTGGTGTCGGCCGACGTGACCACGCGCGGCATCGGTTGCCCCGAGCAGACCACCTCGTTCACCTACCTGTCCCGCACCACGCTCCTCACCGGCCTGCAGCCGGGCCGCACCTACTACGCGCACCTCGCGTACAAGGTGTCCGGCGGTACCTCCGGCGACATCCAGTCGCGCGACATCACGGTGGTGCCCGTCCCGTGAGCGACTACCGGGCCGGCACCAGTGTGCAGGCGCTCGACTTCCCGCCCGCCGTGGTCGCCCGGGACGCCACCGACATCACGGTCACCGCGACCACCTACTCGGACGGCTCGCCGCAAGTGTCCACCACGTTCACCGCGCCCACGAGCGGCCGCGTGCTCGTCACGGTCGGCGGCGGCCTGCGCGGCGACGGCACCCGCCGCCTCCACCTCGCCCCCGTCATCAAGGAGACCGACGACTCCGGCGCGACCGTGCTCGGGCCGAACGTGGTCACCCGCGGCGTGGGCTGCCAGGAGAACGCCACCGGCTACGTCTACATGTCCCGTACGACGCTCCTCCAGGGCCTGGAGCCCGGCCGGGTGTACTTCGCGAAGGTGCAGGCCAAGGTGGCGCCCTCGGGTGGCACGGCGGGGTTCGACATCCGTGACATCTACATCACGCCCGCGCCGTAGGAGCTGCTCGTGCCCGACATCCTCATAGGTGCCACGATCAAGGCGGCCGACTTCCCCGCCTCGGTGTGGGCGCAGGACACCACCGAAATCCTGAACATCACCTCGACCACGTTCATCCCCGGTACGCCCGAGGTCGGGACCACATTCGTGGCGCCGACATCCGGCCGGGTGCTCGTGTTCGTCGGCGGAGCTGCCCGCGCGCAGACCGGGGACAACCGCACGTTCATCGTGGCCAACGTGTTCGAGGGCGCCAGCGCAGCAGGCACGCAGGTGCTCAGCGCGTCCGTGGGCTTCACCGGCTGTGGGTTCAGCCTGGCCTCGACCTCGTACTACTACCAGAGTCGCGTGTTCCGGCTGCCGAACCTGACGCCCGGGGCCACCCACTACGCCCGCGTCATGTACTCGGTCACCAACACCGGGGCCACGGACAACACATGCGACATCGCGTGCCGAGAGATAGGTGTGGTGCCCATCCCATGACCGGTAACCCAGTCCTCGACGCCTTCGTCATCGGCGGGATCATCGCGGCCGGGCTCGGCCTGCTGTTCGTCCTGGCCAGGATCGGGCGCTACCTGTGGCTGCTGTTCCAGGGCGTCGATGACTTCCTCGACGACTGGCGAGGCTTCCCGGCCCGTCCTGGAGTCCCGGCCCGGGCCGGGGTGATGGAGCGCCTCGACATCATCGAGCACGAGGTGAAGCTGAACGACGGCTCCAGCCTCAAGGACGGCGTGAAACGCGTCGAGGAGAAGCTGACCGCCCACATACAGAGCCTGGAGGACTGACCTATGGCGATGAGCACCGCCTACCTGAACGCGACCGCCCAAGCTGGCGGTACGGCCATCACCCACCTCGGCCTGGTGGATCAGACCGGCACCGAGCTGACCGGCGGCGGCTACGCCCGCCAGGCTGTGAGCTGGACGACGGCCGCCAACGGACTGATCAGGCCCACCGCGGACAAGGTGTTCAACGTCGCGGCCGGGGTGACCGTGGGCGGCTGGCGCGGCTACTCCGCTTCGACCAGCGGCACCGACTACGGCGGCCAGAACCTGACTCAGCAGACGTTCGCCACCGCCGGGACGTACACGCTGCTGGCCGCCTCGACCAGCATCGACCACGACGCGGTGTGAGCCCCGACAGGACGATCGGGTGAACTGCAGGCAGCGGTGCGAAGCCGTACATGCCGCCGCCACGGCGGCCTGGTCCGCTTCGCCCGGTCCCATGGTCCTGGAGCGCGACGGCCGGCGGCTCGTCATCACCGAGCCGCCCGGCTACATCCGCGACCACGACGGCCGGATCATCGGCGTGGATGCGTGGGTCGAGCTGTTCGACGAGCACGGCGACGAGATCCCGATCGACCCGCACCGCCGCATCATCAACCCGCCCACCGCGTCGCGCGGCGACGGCGGCCCCGAAGAGGCCCTCTGGGAAGCCGTCTGGGACTCGGTCACCGAGGTCCCCAACCCGGCCGGATGGCGCACGCACGGCACGGTCACCACGGTCTTCGCCGACACGAGCGACGGCTACATCCAGTCCCTCGGTAACAACTACACCGACGTACAGCAGGGCCTCGGGTCGGGCGGTTTCGTCGTCACCACGAACGCGTCGGCGAACTACACCATCGGCCAGTCGTTCGGCTCCGGCACGTACCGGGTCTACCAGACGTACCTGTCCTTCAACACAGCGGCCATCCCGGACACGGACGTGGTCACGGACGTCACCTTGCAAACGTGGCTCACGCTGGACAACTCGACGCTCGCCGACTTCACCGCGCAGGCGCAGTTTCAGGACTGGGGCGCGACCTGCGGTACCGAGGACTGGGAAGACCCGGTCAACTTCGGCACGCTCCTCGCCTCCCTCAACACCTCCGGCATCGGCGCGACCGGCTCCTATAAGACGTGGACGTCGCAGCCCGCGTTCCTGACGGTGCCCAACCTCAAGACCGGCACCGTGTACCTGAACCTGGTGTCGAGCCGGTCGGTCGCTGACATCCCGCCAGGCACCGGCACCGAGTACATCCAGATCTCACCGGCTGACACGGCCGGGACCACGCAAGACCCGAAGCTCGTCATCACCCACAACGCCCCGGCGGCACACTCCGGCGGCTCAGGGGCGGTCGTCACGAGCTCGGCGGCCGGCGGCGGGCGCGCTGCCACCTCGGGTGGTGCTGCCACAGCCGTCTCCACCGTGGCAGCGGCGGGCGGGGCCCCGGCGGTCGGAACCGGGTCAGGCGCCGCCGTCAGCACTTCGTCCACCGGCGGTGGCCGCCCGGCGACATCCGGCGCGGCCTCGACGGTGCTCAACGTCACCGCGGCCGGGGCCGGCACGCCTGCCACCTCGGCCGGATCAGCAGCCGCCCTGCAGGTGCTCGCCTCGGGCGCAGGGTCCGCGGCGACCTCCAGCGGCGCTGGAGCCGTCATGCAGGCGGCCAGCGCGGGCGCAGGACTCCCGGCCTTCACCGGCGGCTCGGCGGCGGTCGTGCTGGTCCTGGCGACCGGCGGCGGCCAGGCGCCCATCAGCGGCGGCTCGGCGGCTTCCATCGGCGTCGTGGCCGCCGGGGCTGGCATGGCGGCTCTGTCCGGCGGGTCCGGCGCGAAGGTCGCGGTCACAGCGGCGGGCGGCGGCCAGCAGCTCATCGTCGATGTGGTCATCATCGTCGGTCCGACGCGGGTACTCGAGTACGCCACGGCCGCCGGGACACGGCAGGCGTACGACGCCAGCACCACCCGGGCCGGGAGGGACGCAGGCGTCACCCGCGTGCGCGAGCTGGCCGCCGCGGGCTCGACCCGATCGCGCGAGCTGGCCACAGCCGGAACCACCCGCACCTCCAGCTCGCTCGGTGACACCCGCACGAGCACGCAGGCCGGACCCACCCGAGACATACGAGGAGGATGACGTGGCCTCGATCTACCGCACCGGCACCGAGTACCTCGCCAACGAGCTGACCATCCTGCGCGGCACGGTGGACGACATCACGGCCGTGGGCGTGTACCACAACGTTGATCCGGACATCGTGCCCGCCGTCGAGGACTTCACCACGGTCACGCTGGCGGACGGCACCGCCGAGCCACCCGACCCGCTCGCCGAAGCCGGGAAGATCGATGTCCTGTCGCTGATCGGCCCGCGCGCCGGCGACGTGGTGCTCACCCCGGGCGACTACCAGCGGTGGGTTCTCGTGAAGACCGCCACCGAGGACGTGATCCGCAAGGTGGACGTCTTGGAGGTCCTGTGACCACGCAGCTCGCCAACGGATGGCTGGTCGTGCCGTTCGCGGGCCCCGAGATGGCCCGGGTGGAGATCGGCACCGGTCGCCACCGGGCCGACATCTGGCGGCCCGCATACCTCGACTTCCACGACGGGCAGCGCGTCGCCAAGGTCCGGCCGCCCGCCGCGACCGGCCAGCCCGTTCAGGTCTGGACCCGCATCAACGGCGTGGTCGCGCACGCCGGCCACGTCACCATCTGACCCCCAGAGAGGGGCGCTCATGCCCACGTACGTGTGCAGCCTGAAAGCCGAGAGCCAGACCATCCCCGTGACCACCGACTACTACGTGGTGCGCTTCCCGTTCGGTACCGAGTCGTACGACGCCCACGGCATGCACGAGGCGCTGCAGCCGGACGGCGTCACTGCCGCCTACCCGGACCCGCGTTCAGGCCTGATCTGGCCAGCCCATGACGCGTGGGCAGAACTGTACGCCCTCATGTACTGGGAGGCCGACGACTACACCGAGCTGCGCGACCGCTTCGTCCGCGACCCGCTTGACCTCAGCACCGGCTACGACTCGACGTGCACCGAGGATCGGGCCATAACACCCGGCGGCCAGTACATCGCCAAGACCTGGGGCATGTTCGTTCACCCGGGGACGCCGGTCGGCCTCCTGGTGCGGCACAACGCGCCCACGTCGGTGAAGCTCACGTTCTCCGAATTCAAGATCGCGTACCACCTGTAGGAGGCCCGCATGCCGTACCTGGTGACGCTCGCCGACATCGCGCGCCGCACAGGCTATCCCGTGACCGAGGTGGCGGGGTGGAAGACTCGCGGCCACGGCGCACAGCCCGAGGTCCGCGGGGTCGTGATCCATCACACCGCGGGCCCGGCCGGGGGCGGCGACTATCCCTCGCTCGCCGTGGTGCGCGACGGCCGGCCCGGACTCGATGGGCCGCTCAGTCAGCTCGGTCTCGGGCGCTCGGGCCGCATCTACGTCGTGGCCGCCGGTCGCGCCTGGCACAACGCGCCGAGCACGAGCACGAGCCACACGAACAGCGCGTCGATCGGCATCGAGGCTGAGAACGACGGCCGCCAGTCCTGGCCAGAGGTCCAGCTCAACGCCTACCGGCGGCTCTGCGCCGAGCTGTGCCGGGCATTCGGACTGCCCGCCAGCAGGGTCAAGGCGCACCGCGAGGTAAACGACGACAAGCCGGACCCGCACAGCATCAGCATGACCGCGTTCCGCGCCGAGGTCGCCCGCCTGATGAAGGACGGCGTGCCCGTATCGCTGGCGCCTGCTTTCCCGGGGCGGCTGCTGCGGTATCCGCCGGGCGTGCGCGGCTCCGACGCCTACGCCTGGCAGGCGCGCATGCGTGATCGCGGCTGGGATCTCATCCCGGACGGCGACTACGGGCCGCGCTCGGCCGAGGTGTGCGAGGCGTTCCAGCGGGAGTGCCTCGCCGAGGGCCTCGCCATCGGCCCGGCGGACGGGATCGTGGGCGGGCGCACATGGCGGGCGACCTGGGAGAAGCCCCTCACCTGATCTTCCTAGATCCAAGAATCCAACCCCGGAGGAGGGGACAGTGAAGGACACGACCAAGAGAACCATCCGAACCATCCTGCAGGCTGGCGTCGGTGTCGCCGTGGCGCTGCCCGCGATCGTTGAGGCGTCCGGCATCTCGGAGGCGCTGCCGTGGGTCGCCGGCGCCCTGGCGGTGGCCGGTGGCCTGGCCCGCGTCATGGCGCTGCCCTCGGTTCAGGGCCTGCTCGCCCGGTTCGGGCTGAGCACGGAGTCGCCGCAGTAGAGCCACGGGTGTGAGGGCCCGTGCTGGGGGAGCCCCGCCACTTCCTTCGGGAGGTGGCGGGGCACTTCTCTCGTTTCGCTTGACGGGCCTGACGTGCCGACGGACGATCGCGTCGTTCGAGAAATCTCGGGAAACCTCTGGAGAGGATCGCGATGAGTCTGAAGTTCCTCGGCAAGGCGACGGACGGCGGCCACTCACCGACGCTGTGGGAGGACGGAGACGAGTACGTCATCCAAGGCTTCACCGTCACCGACCCCGAGCACGTGAACGCCATCGGCAACGTGCCGGCGAACGAGCTGGTGATCCGCGTCCCCAAGCGGCTCATGACCTTCCTGCCGGGAGGGACGGATGGCACCGCTGCCTGACGCGGAGTTCCAGCGGCGGTTCAGCGTGTGCAAGCGCGCCTTCCACCTGGAGCTCCGCGACAGCTACCACGTCGCCAGCGAGGAGGAGCCCTTCCGCAAGTGGCAGGCAGGCGAGCACGATGACCACGTCTGGCGCCGCCCCTGGCAATCCTTCCTTCGCGAGCAGGCTGCCGCAGGGTGTGTGATCCAGCGAGTTCGCGTCGTCACGGTCCCGCACTCGGCCTACACGCGGTGGCTACTGGCCATCGCCGGGGACAACGTCGCGGCCGGCGAGGACATCCGTTACCTGCCGCGGCACCTCGCCGCCGACATCTACCTGCCCGAGGAGGACTATTGGCTGTTCGACGACGACCAGCTCGTGCTCAGCACCTTCCCAGGTGACGGCCGCGCAGGGCTGTTCACCACGGCGGACGATGCTCAGCTCATCCGCCAGTGCAGGACGGCGCGCGATCTGACCTGGGAGCGGAGCATCCCGCACAGCGACTACATTCACACCGAGTACATGAACGCCTGACCGACCCCCTTTCTGACCGTTGCCTGCGCCTACCGATCCTGCCCGCGAGGCCCTCGGCTCTCGCCTGCGAGAGATCCGCCGAGATGCGGAGCTCAACGGGCGTGAGCTTGCCCTGCGGGCGGGATGGAGACCCCCGAGGGTCTCCAAGCTTGAGAACGGCTGGCAGGCGCCCAGCGAAGACGACATCCGCACCTGGTGCCAAGTGTGCGGAGCCGAGGACCAGATCCCCGAGCTGATCGCCACCGTCCGCGCCATCGAGGCCCAGTATCTGGAGTGGCGGCGCCGGATGCGCGGCGGCCAGCGCCGCGTTCAGCAGGTCCTCAGCTCTGACGACCTGGCGACCATGCACTTCCGCATCTGGGAGCCGTTCCACATCCCGGGCTTCCTGCAGACCCGCGAGTACGCCCGCATGATCGTCTCGCGCGTGGCCGCGTTCTACGAGAGCCCGAACGACGTGGACGCGGCCGTGGCCGTCCGCATCGGGCGACAGTCCATCCTCCGGATGGGGCAGCGGCAGTTTCACATCGTGCTCGCCGAGCAGGCCCTATACACCAGGGTCGGGGGTCGTGACGTGATGCACGAGCAGCTCGTGCACCTCCTCGCCGAGATGGACGCGCTGCCCCGGCTCCACCTCGGCATCGTGCCACGCCCCGCGGACTACGAGCTGGGGCCGCACGCCGGGTACTGGATTTTTGATCACCGGCACGTGGCGACCGAGACCGTCAGCGCTGCACTCACCGTCACGCAGCCCCGCGAGATCGCGCTGTTCCTGAAGCACTTCGACGGGATCGCGGCCCTTGCCGTCTATGGCGGTGAAGCCGAGGCGCTGATTACCCGCGCCATTCAAGATCTTTAAGAAATCTCGGGAAACCTCATTGAGGGTTCCTAAGCACCGTTCGTAGCGTGCCGGACATGGACAGTCGCGGGTCCAAACCCCCTATGCGAGCGCCCGCCCCGGTGCCGGTCTCGGGCGCCACCACGAGCAGGCCAGCCGACGCTGACGCGACTCGGCATCGGCTGGCCGTCGAGATCACCAGGTCGCGGCGGTGCGCCCGATGACCGGCTGCCCGGCGTGGTGTGCCGGTGACCACGACGGCGAGCGGCGCCACCTCGCCGAAATCCAGGGGATCTACCCGGACCCTCTGCACGGTGACGCGCCCTACGCGGTGTTCGTCGATCTCCGCCAGGGCCCGAACGATGACCGGGCCACGGTGTACGTGGACCTCGACCAGATGCCCGTCATGCGGCTCTCGCCGTCCGACGCCGTGGATCTCGGCTGGACGCTGATCGAGCTCGGGCTGATGGGGCGTGAGCCATGAACTTCACAGACCGGCACGGCGGCGAATGTCCGTCCCAGGCGTCCGCCGTCGTGCCGCCGCGAGCTGGGAGGCGCGCGGCGCGGGCGGTGCGGCCCCAGCGCAGTGAGGCCGCACCGCCCATCAAACGGGGCGTGGTGCCGTTCCGGGCGGATGATCTGCCATGACGCCGGAAGAGGTGCGGGCCTACTACGACAACATCGACAACGCCGCGGCGATGTGCACACTGCTCATGCGCGCCCATCCCGGCTGGGTGGTGTGGCGAGAGCGAGGCTTCTGGTCTGCGCCCATGTGGTGCGCCAGCCGCGAGACGTGGCACCGGCGCCCGCCGCTTATGAACGAGAACGCCGGGGAGCTCAATCTGGCCATGTTCATGGCGGACGCCGGCGCGGTGGCGTCATGAGGAACGTCGCGCCTGCACGGCTGACGGTGCCGTACGTCACCGCCTACGAGGGCGAAGCCCTGGCCTACCAGCTCACCGTGGAGCCGCACGCCGGGACGACGGACGGGATGCGACTGTCCCACGTCGATCCGGTAGAGACGGACTGGCTGTACGGGGTGCTGTGGCACCGGCAGGGCATCTCCCAGACCGGGCGCCCGCTGTGGAAGCTCGTCAACACCCCGAGGCAGCGCCGCTGCCAGATGCACATGCTGTGCCAGGTGTGCGGCCGGTCGGCGGCTGACGACGGCCGGATCTGGTGGCTGATGCCCGAACCCCCAGGGACGACCGGCGGCGGCCTCCAGTTCACGCATGTGCCTCCGTGCTGCCGGGGCTGCATCCCCGTGGCCCGCGCGCTGTGTCCCCGGCTGCGCCACGAATCGCATGTCTACACCACCCGGGGCGCCGAGCCGTTCGGCGTAGTGGCGGACCTGTACCGGCCCGGCGCCGGGCGAAGGGTAAAGCTGGCGCAGCATGCCGTCGAGATGCCGCTTGACGCCTTCCGCAACCTGGAGTTCGCGCTCGCCACCCAACTGATCGTCCAGCTCGATGGCCTACAGCGGGCCGAATTCGATCACCCATAGGTACTGCCCCCGTCCGGCGCCGCAGGAAGTGGAGGGGTGCCGGGCGGGGGCGCATCCGCCACCCTCGGCGGGTACTCCGCGCCGCCAGCCCGCACAGTGCCCTGGCGCCGCAGCGGAGACGGGCCCGGCCCGCCGAGGGCGGTAAGCCCTCACCGCGCGATCCCCGAGGAGAATCTCATGGTCACCGCCCACGACGCGCTCCTATGGTTGTGGCTGCTCGGCACCGCCGTCAGTGTCCGGCCCACCATGCACCGCCTCGCCCGGCTCGCCGACCGCGATCCCACTGCGATGTGCTTCGGGTGCCGTGAACGCCGCCGGTCCCTCCTGCACGAACTCCCCCAACTGGAGCCGCTCGGCGCGGCCGGAGTCGCGCTGCTGGTGTTCGTCGAGGCGTGCGCCTGGTGGATTCTCCCGTTCGAGCCGTGGGCCCGCCGCGTGGCCGGCAGCACGCCGCAGCCTCGGTGCACCGGCTCATCATGTGTCGCGAACCGGCGTCACGGGGAGGCGTGATGGAGTTCGCACCGGTGTCCCGCTGCGACATCCCATGGTGCCGAGCGCCTCACCTGCCCGGCGACAAGCCTGGCCACGCCGCCCAGCTCGGCCTGTGGAAGCTCGGCAGCGCGACCCTTGAGGTGTTCATCGGCCAGGTGGACCCGTACCCGCCTGTCGTGCGCATCGCCCGCCGCCGCGGGGCCGGCCCGTGGCAGGTGCGAGACCTCGACCCAGAGCTGGCCGCCGAGCTGGCCGATGTGCTCGATCTGCTCACCATCCATATGGAGCGAGAGTTCAGTGCCGCGCTACGGCAGGCCGCAGCCCACGCCGAGCTGGCCGACGCGCGGCTGACGCGCTGACGCCCCGCCACCCGGGGATGGGTGACGGGGCGTCATGTTTCAGGACAGTCAGCGCCTGCGGCTGCGCTCGGCGCCGAGTTCGGTCACGTCGGCATCAGGGGCACAGTCGTCGCAGAGCAGCTCCATGCCAGCCGTCTCCATCGCGGCCATGTACGCCTCGGCCGAGACCGGGTTCCCGTGTTCGTCCGTGATGGACTCGACCTGGCGCTCATAGCCGCATCGTGAGCAGACGAACGTGCCGCCGGTCGCCTCGGCCTCCGGTGCCGGGAGCTGAGCCGCGACCGCTTCCTGCCGCTCGACGGTGCGCTCGAGGAACAGCTTCTCGGCCATCTGCATGACGAGCCGCTCCTTTTGCGCGGCGGCCATCGGGGTTCGTATGGCCTCCTGCGCGACCTCCTGGGGGACGGCGGACTGAGAGCTGTCCAGGTGCTGATCGATCCACTGGAGGAGTTCTGCGGGCCAGGGTGTGCGCCGGTCTTTCATGGGGGTGTTACGCCTCCGTCTGTCGTGATGTGAGGGTACGCCCCGCTGACCACCTGGCCAGCGGGGCGTGAGTTTCGCTCAGCGCCTATGCGGCGCGGGCCTGCTCATCGCTGAGCTGCTCGACGAGCTCGGCGATGTCGCGGGCGAGCTGCGCGGCCTGCGGCGGTGTGAGGTCCACCCCCTTCCCGTCGAGGGTGAGGGTGACGAGCGGGTCGGACGACGACCAGGCCGACGTCCACATGCCGCCCTCGACCTCGACCAGCTCGCCGCCGTTGGTCAGGAGCTCATCCATCTCGCTGAGGTGGTGCCGGACGAAAGCGCTGTCGTGGCAGGCTTCCCCGTCCGCCGCCTTCGCCCAGGCGCACCACGTCGGGTGCGGCTCGATGCCGGGCTTCGCGGCCACCAGCTCGACGTTGCGGACCCGCGCCACCAGCCCCGCGAGGTGCTCGCCGAGCCTGCGGGCCTGCGTACCGGTGAGCCGGACGGCCTTCCCGCCGATCAGCATGAGCACCACGGACGGCTCCGCGGTGGTGGCGGAGTAGAAGGCGACGTACTGCTCGCCCCACGCCTGGAGCATCTCGCCGGAGCCGGTGACGAGCGTGCGCGTGCCGGTGCGGTGACGCCACAGCTCGGCGGAGTGCTCGCATCGGTCATCGGCGGAGCCGCACCACTGCGGGTGTCGTCCCCGGTTCACTTCGCGCCGCCCTCGGCCACGCGCCGGTCGGGCAGGCCCGCCCGCTCCAGCTTGGCCTTACGCCGCTCGCGCAGCGAGACGACGCCGAGCCGGGCACGCGCCTCGGCGAGCAGCGCGCGGCCCTTCACCGCGCGCTCGTAGACGGACTCCCGCCGGACACCCAGGATCTTCGCCAGCTCGCCGAAGCTGTAGCCGCGCGGCTTCTCCTGGTTGTGGGCGATGGCGACGTTGGCCACG